GCACGATAGGTGCCCTCACTGTCGAGCTTTGCATCGTGCATTGCTTCCAGTAGCGTGCGCTCTTTCTCATACTGGTTTTGCAGCACAGACAGTTCAGCGTTGCCAAGTTCCTTGATCTTGGACATGTTGTCTACGACAGTGGCCGCTGTCAGGGAGCGTTCGCGTGGACTTCTGCCTCCACCGCTGGCTGCTGCTGCTTCGGCAGCAAGTCTCGCCGCCTCTTTGTCTGCTTTGGCTTGAGCGTCTAGCCTGTCTTTTTCCCCTTTTTTAACAATGGTTAGACGACTAGCCTCAATCTTTTCCGCAGCAGAGTTTATAAGCTTTTCATTCTTGGTCATCTCTGCGAGTAGAGACGTTGCATACGTTTTGGCCTGTTTTGCCACCTGAGCGCTGCTATTAGGGTTTTCAGCAGCAGCAGAAGCCTTAGAGTATTTCTCAGCAAGTATTCCCTGTGCATCTTTCAAAGTGCCTAGGAGTTTGTCTTCAGCCGTAACCTCGCCTTTAAGCAATAGGTTATTACGGTCTGTGAGCTTTTTGATTTCTCTATCTAGTTGACCTTCAATGATCTTACCGTTCTTCACCACACTATCGGCTGTACCACCCATAGCCGTATCTGCGGAGCCTTCTAGACTGGAGAATGTGTAAGCCAAAAGACCTACCGTGGTTACTAACCCAACAATTGGGTTAGCCAGGAAAGCCGCAATAGCGGCCATGCCGCGCATAGCCGAAGCTGCCAAAGTGGCTCTGGCAGTGGTAGCGGCCATCGTGGTGGCCATAACAGCCTGAGCCTCTGCGTGTGCAATCGTGGCTGCCACAGAGACAGCCTGAGATTTAGCAAGTGTGCCTGTGGCTACCGTGGCAGTGGTGTTGGCAGTGGCAAGCCTATAAGCCGCACCTACACCCATACCCATAGCCGTGCTAGCCGTGGCAATCGCCACAGCAAGTGTTTGGAAGATAGTGATGCCAGCGCTGATAACTTTGAAGCCTGCCCAGACTTCAAAGAATAGAATCAACTCGCTGGAAAACTTCTTAATTAGGCTGTAGAGGCTAAGCACAGCGTCAACCATACCAGCAACACCCAATTTAAAATTGTCGCTGCTAACTATAGCTGTAACGTCAGTAATGAAGCCTTTAAAGCCAGAAGAGTAGGCTTCAAAGACCTGATCCAAAGAGCCCACCAAAGCCCCCTGAAGTATGTTCAGAGCACCTTTGGTCGTGTCCATCAAACCCCTGGCAGCATTGAACAGAACGCTGGGGTCCACATTCTCCAAGGTAGAGACCGTAGACTTAAGGTCCTTGAGCCCTTCCCGGATCATGGCGAAGAAAGCTCTACCTCCTCGGTCACTAAAGATATTGGCCAAAAGCTTGTCGGCGTCTTTAGCTTTTAGCTTATCAGCAGCCTTAGCAATATCAGTAAAGATGTCTATGCCAGACCTCTGCGTACCGTCAGGTTTAAAGACCTCAATGGTTGTCTTAGTGGCTTTCTCGAGTTCTTTAAGTGCCTTGATTGCAGGGCCAGAGCGTCCGTTGATGTCTCTGTAAAAGTTGATAAGGGCTGTACCGCCGCTAGGCCCCCTGAGGCCAGCCTTGGCCAGAGACCCCAGAATTGCGAGTGTCTCTTCCAAAGACTTGCCAAAACGTGTATTCGCCTCTGAGGCGTACTTCATAGAGTCAGCAATGTCTTCGACATTCAGCACACCAGACTTAGTGATCTGAAAAATCTGGGCAGCAATTTTGGTGCTATCCTTAGAACTCAAGCCAAATAGAGCTTGAGTTTGAATCAACAAATCTGTAGCTGTCTTAAGGTCTGTCATACCAACAGCAGCCAAGTCTGCTGCTGGCCGTAGAGTCTGTAGAGCTTCGGCAGGGGTCTGCCCAGCCTGCCGAAGTCGGACCATAGCCTTGGCTAGGTCTTCCATAGTGAACAGTGTCGTCTGGTCGATGTTTCTCAGTTCCTGGCGAATAGCCGAACCCATGCCTTCTACAGGCTTGCCTAGTCCGTCCACAGTTTGGCCAAGCACTTCCATATGCTTGATAAGGTACTCAATCTCAGAGCCAATATCAAAGGTCTTTTTCAACCCAAAGCTGATACCTGCACCAGCAAACAGAGGTAAGAGATCGCCCCAGGTCAGCCACAGCAGGTTAAATCCAGAAGCCAGACCACGAGCCATAGAGTGGGCTTTGTTGCCGCTAAGGGTAAGCTTGCCAAAAGCATTGGCAAGGTTGTGTACGGGTACTGCATCGTCTGGCTTAATAGGCGAAACTTTTAAGGCGTTATACGGGCTATAAGGCCCAAGCACCTCGGCACCGCCTAATTTTACGCCTGTAAGTCCTATGTTGGACAGTTTGTCAGATGCCATGCGTTTGGCATGGGCTGCTGCTTCTGTTTCTTGAGCTTTATAATGGGCTCTCAACTGAGCCATATCAGTTGCATAACCAGTAGCCACCCGTGCCTGGATTTCTAAGTGATCTTTTATCACCTGTGAAGACCGCAGGTTTCTGCGTTCAGCCTCTGCGATACTTGCAGCCGTGAATGCTCTGTCTGCTTTTAGCTGAATGTCCGCAAGTTTTTCTTGCGCTCTGGCCGTCTTAGCGTTGGCTGCTTCCTGCGCAGATAGTTTTGTGTCCTCTGCTCTACGACGCAAAGCATTCACGCCTGTCAGGTGTGTAACAACTGCGGCCTCAATCTGGTTAAAGGACAGGGTTACGCTAGCAAGTAGCTCCTTGGCATTTTTCTCGTTGATCTTCTTAACCTTATCGCCAGACTTTAAAAGCATGTCCTCAAGCTTATTGAGGTCACTGAAAGTCTTGGTGATGCTGGCTTCTATGCCAATGGCCCCCTTAGCTTCTAGAGAGGCTAGCGCAGCTTTTGCGTCTGTAAGTCTGACACGGTTAAGCTTCTCGACGCTTGCAGTAAGCAAGTCGAGAGACTTCATCGTTAGGTCTACCTCAGCGCGGGCCTTGCTAAAGTCGAGGTTTGAGTCGTCAGACATGAAAATTCCTTAAAATCGCAAAGCGATTTTAAGGTTGATTTTCGACCAGTCCAGGTCATCTGCGAGTTTTTGGGGACGGTTGCTGGGCTTTTTGCTTCGCTTCCTGCTTCTTGCCATACTCTCTGAGCCAACATGTGTCTATCACATGTACGTCTTCCCACATGCAGGTAAGTTCTGAGTTTGTGTAGTTGTAAGCCTGCGCCCACAAATAAAACTCAGAAAAGGGAAGCTCTGCTGGCCCCCCTGCTGTATAGTTTCTACCGCCTTCTACCTTTTGCCAGATGGCATAAGGAATATGCCATCTCTGATCTAACTGAGGCTTGTTAACTAGCGCGGCTGGTTTAGTGCCTATTTCTTCCCACAGTTCCTGGAGTACAAGTTGGTCTTGTCCCCAGGTGAACTGCCACTCAAACCAGCTTACGAGTTTTTTGCGTCTTCGTCGTCTTTGACAGCCTTGAAGGTCTCAAGGCTGCCTGCGGCTTCCATCACGACGCGACGGAACTCTTTTAGGGCCAACAGTTTCTTGGCATTGGGCTTGTTATAGTCCAGCATCTCAGCACCAAACTTAATGGGGCGATTCCAGCCAAGCAGGATGGTTTCAGCCATCACAGAAACCAGAATCTCATCACTCTTGGCCTGGGCCGCATCGCCCTTGCTGTCCAACACTGCCCGGTTTTGTTTCACCTGCTTTTGCAGCATCTTGGCGTAATTGGGGTTGCCTTCACGGGCAACGATAAACTTGACATCGCCGCAACCGGGCAACTCAGTCTCAGTGCCTTCGACTTCCTTGGTGGTGTCTGTTGCAAAGGCAGCAAACAGGTCGATAGCTTGATTTGTAGATGTAGACATTTGGACTCCAGGGTTGTTGAAGCCTGGAGTATAGCAGCAAAATCTAAACGAAAAAAGACCTACCGGGTTGCCCCGGTAGGTCAATCTCGCTTCAACAACCAATCTGTCAGTATTAGACCACGGCTGCGCCGAAACGGTCCACAAATAAGAGCTTGCGCAGTGCAGGAACAGGGTTGCTGTCATCAGACAGGGCAGTGACAGAGATGTCAACCATCATGTCATTGTCTTTGCTGCCAGCGTTAGACTTCCAGCTTGCCAAGTTACCTACTGGCACACTGAACATGTATCCGTTACCAGCGGCATCGCTAGAGCCAAACATCACAGACATAGCAGCGTTGGTACGGAATTTGGTGAACAGGTCTTTGTTCGCAAAGTAGACCTGCATGCTCATGGTACAGCTGATAGTGCCAGAACCAATACCAACAGCGCCGAGTGTGCCAATAGCTTCCTGACTGCGCAACGAGTTGTCAAAGTCCAGAGTGACAGACTTGACGTAAGTACCAGTAACAGGGGCACCATCCAACCAGATAGCATTAGTCGCACCAGAGACACCGGAATGAATGTCGTAGGTAGGTGCATCCTGCACAGTGCCCGGTAAATTGGTTGCTGTGCCCTCAATAGCAGCCTTGCCCATGAAGTCAAAGCTAACACTGGTCAACGAGCCAGAAGCCACATTGAGTGACACCTTGCTGGGCGTCATACCCGTATAAGCCATATAGACACTGATGTCACTGGCCACACGTTCGATGGTCCACGAGCTTTGAGTCACACCATGAGTCAGACGAGCCGCCTGAATCTGAATAGACTCCCCGGCGCTCACTGTTGCTGGAGTACCTGTATCGAGCGTCAGAACCGTGGTAGTAGGTGCAGTGACAGTGCTGACACGCAAAATCTTGCCGTTATTGGCACCCGCACTGACCACACGGAACCACTGACCTTTTTGCAGGCTAGTAAAGATCGAAGAACCAGAAGTCGCTGAGGAAGCTGTGATGGCCGTAGCTGTGATACCTGTGGTGGGTGTAGCAACACCAACACCGTCTGTGCCGAACTCAGTAAACGTACTTTGCAGCACAGATTCCATGAGAGGTTCAAGGCCCGCATAGTGCATCTCAGCCTGCAAGCCGCCAGAAGCATTGGCCGTCACAGGCACCATGCTGTTCACTGTACGACGAGTATTGATTTCTTTGCTGGTCTCTTTAGAGATAGCGTAGTCCAAGCTTTCGCCAGTTACGCGAAGTTCTGTGGGGTTACCAGCTACAGGAATAGCACCAAAGACTGATTCCTTGATGATGCGTACCGCTACGGCGCTAGAAGAGGCAAGAGGCATGATAGTGCTCCGAGAAAGTGACTAAGACTAAGTTAAGCTGGAGTCTAGTCGCAACAGTGAAGGAAACAGCTTACACTTCCGTTTTCTGCAAACAAAAACTAACACTATCGGTTAGCTGGGTTGGTCAGACCAGAAAGGTATGACGGCTGGGTAGTAGACCCAGCCCAGATGTGGGCGCTTAGGCCCATAAGTACCCATCTGGGTCCGTACTTTTCCAAACTCTTTTCGCTGTAGGGCGGGCACAAACCAGTCAAGAAGCTTGAAGGCCTTACTTGTTCCCGAGCCTTCTGGTACAGCAGCAGCCAAGACTAAGCTTCCCCAAACACGCTTCTCTGGATTAGTGGCAAGTGCAGCCTGATCGCCTGTCAGAAGCTTTATCTCCACAGATAGAAATGGGTCAGTCTGGGTTTTTGTGTCTACAATTATGACATTGTCATACTCTATGACTAAACCGTAGCCCAAACTAAAGCCTGCCTTAGCGGCCTCAATTGCGGGAACAATGTCAAGTCTTATGGATTCGTAGCTCATTTTATAAACTTAAAGTTAGCCTTCAGGTGGGCTATGACACCAAGTCCATCAGGAATTAGGTTTTCTGGGCGAAGGCGAACCTGCCCTGACTCTATCAGTTCGTGTACTGGCGCACGATTGACCAACTTTATATTGCTATTCCAGTGAATAGCTGCAATAGTTTCTTCATTGTAGTAGTGCAGGTTATAGTCTATGGCCTCTCTACTGCCCGCCTGCTTTTCATGCCCTCTTATGGCTTGCCACGGATCAACCTTGTACTTACCTGTGTAACTGACGGCTCCAGTTCTGGAGGTTTCTAACGCCCAGTTAACGGCATAGTTGCCGCTCCACTGAGGGCTCACTTTTAGAGCCTCCATCAGTACTTTACGTGTCTGTGACTGCACATAGGCTGTCGCCGTAGCCTTAATCTTTTTCTTCTGGGCTGCGGTTTTTGCCTTCCAAGCATTGACGTTTATAAGCTGAGGCATTAGTTCACACGTAGGTGTAAGTTGAATGCGTCAAGTTCTGGTTGAACGGCCATAACCCTGTATCTCAAACCTGAGATTGTGACTGTAGTACCTATGCTCAAGGTGGACCCTACAAGGCAGGATACATCGCCTGAGTTGTACCGGGGATCGGCCTGTGTGGCATAGCGGTAGAATTTGCTGGGCTCAAGTCTTATTCCTGTAATCGTAGCTGACGTTCCTGTAAACGTGTCAGTTAGCGGGTCAAAGGCAGAACCTGTCTGGACTGTCAATGAGACAATGTTGTTGCTGTCTATCTCGTCGCACTGCAGCAACAAGAATCCAGAAGATTCTTGGTGAGCCCCACGGACACGAAAAAGCGTTGCACCGATCTTTAGATAACTACCCTTGCTGACTGCTTCACTCTTGGAGGCATAAATATTCCAGAAAGGGTCATACTCTGTGTCCGTGACGCCGTTAACTGTGTCCTTAAGGTAATCCTTACTGACGTAAAGAGCATACCCTGTCGTTCCTGCGCACACCTGTCCAGGCGTAAGCAACTCTGCGCCGGATGAGACCTTTTTCATCCAGTAAGCCTGTCGAATTGCAGTGTTGTAAATGCCGTCTACGTTGCCTTCACCGACAATCCAGGTCTCACCGAGGAAGGAGATTGTCCTGCGTGTAGGTATAGCTGTACCCGGCTTAACCGACAGGGTTCGCTTCTTGGCTGTAGTGCCGTCGGGAGCACTCTCGTCAAAGCTGGAGAACTGCCCATAAAAAGCTGCAACGCTAGTGTACGCATCAGCAACGCTGATGTCATCGAAGTGGCAGGCAACCGCGAACAGGTCAGGCATGGTTAAGTCCCTGTCACTGGGTCTACGGCAAGGCCGACAGATTTCAGCATCGCTGAAGAAGCACTTGACACAACTGCATTGCCTGGATATAGTCCCTGGTAAATAGCTGCAAGTCGATAGCGCATACTGTTTAGTTGTGCAAGGATTCCATCTTTGGTGTCCTTCCAAACATCTGTTTGACGCTGGAACTCAGCCCTGCCATCGGTCAACGACTTGACGCTAAACATAGGCAGTGATACGGTAAGGTGGTTAGCTAATGAATAGAGCGCATACATCTTAACGGCATCTAACAGCTTATGTTGCTGCATTGAGGGCGATGGCAGGGCCTTTACCAATTCATAGTCTTCCTGGAGACTGGCGTGTATGTCTTCCAGGGCTTGTTCAACCACGATTGGGTATAACCCAAGGTCTAACTGTACGTCTGACAGTTCGGTTTTGGAAACGCCAAGGACTGCGCGAACTTCGTCTTTGGTGAAATAGTCGGGGTATAAAACAGAATGAGCCATAGGCCGCAATTGTGCTTCCTATGGCTCATTCAGATACTTACACTATTCAATTTTGGTGGGTTACTTGGTAGCCTTTTTGGCAGCAGTAGCCGCCTTTGCAGCAGCCTCTGAGGCAGCATCTACAGTGTCTTCGCCAAGTGGGGAGTCGATGCGGGCAATAGCTGGCTGGCCCTTAACCCACTCAGTTTCAGTGGCCTTCACAGGTTCCCCAGGCCAGAACGTAGTTTTGGACTCAGGGTCATTCAATGGGAAGGCGGCAGAGCTTTGGAACCAGACGCCGTTTTTATCTACGATATTCATGATGGTTGTCCTTAGAAAGGAAAGGGAGCCGTAGCCCCCTTTCGTTATACCCAGCAGTGCTTAGGAGATGGTCAACACGTCAAACGGTGTCAGCTCTGTGTCGCCAAAGCTACGATAAACAGCTTCAGACCAGTCCCAACGCATGACGGTAGACCGTCTGAGTGCGAAGGCTTCAGCAGCGGTGTAAGACGCCGCAGAATTCGTCACACGGGTCACAGCCTTATTGGCATCCAAGGCCCACACGGTGTTAGCAGGCACTGGGCCACCTTCAGCAGCGGAGTCCACGATCATGAACTTGACATTGCTGCCAAATGTGATCTGGGCCATGTTCGCTGGCACAGCTTGTGGGTCGATACGAGCCAGAGTTGGGTCATAGTTGTTGGAACCAGGACGGCCAGTACGGCTTTCGATCTTCAGGTAGGTGTCAATGTCGCAGACCACATGGGTAATGGTACGCTTTTTGCGGTTACGAGCCAGGAACTTGACCCAAGCCTTATGAGTCAACACACCGCCAGTAGCCGCAGCATCCAAAGACGTAGAAGTGACAGCAGTAATCGCACCGATCACCAAGTCTGCATCACCCGAGAACAGGGCCGACAGATACGCATAGACGCGCTGGTCACGTTCAACTTCCACGTAACGTGCAATAGACATTGCAATCACGTCGATGGTCAGGCCACGTTGAGCTTTATCGCTGAACTCGATACCCATCGAGAAGGCGGGCAGAGAACGGATGCGCTCAGCAGTGCTCAGACGCAGCATGCTGGAAGGCTCAGAGAACTCAGACACGCGCTGTGCCTTAGCTTGCTCAGGACCACCGGTGGTGCCGTAAGATACGACAGGTTGGATGAAGTTGTCACCATTGATGGCAATTTCTTGCTTAACCATCTGGTTGAAGGTCACTTCATCAGTCACACGATCTTTGGCGATCAGGTCTTCAACGATGTCGATGATCGCCACAGGAGCCAAAGAACGAGCGGCCACACCGAAAGGACTACCCTTGTCGGAGTTGTTGGTGACACCAGCGGCTTGATAGCCAGCTTTGCCGTCCAGCACGTCAGCCATAGTAGCTGCACGTAGACCGAAGGAATTGGCACCAGGAAGGATCAAGCCTTCAGAAGCACACAGTTGACGGAACGGGGTGCCGTGAGCAGAGTCAGCATCAGCCGCGAATTTGCGGTTGAGCAGAGTAGCCACATTGGTGCCAGCGTCAAGCGCCTCTTTGTGGATGTCAGCGGTAATCTCAACTTGTTGAGCGTTACCTTTTTTGTCAAGGAAAAATGCCATGATTAAATACTCCTATTCAGTAGAGGGTTGGCTTAGTTGGACACTCGTTCGATAACGATGGTCGTGCCCACTGCACCAGTACCAACCGTACCCAGACTCACAACGCGCCATGCGAACAAGGACGCCTTGATAGCCAAGCCAGCAGCAGCCAGATCAGCAGGGGCTGCCCCTGGTTGCGCAGTAGCCTTACAGACCCGAGCAAACTCAGCGGTTGCCGTGCCCTTGGCGACCTGGGTGCCAGTGACAACATAATCGCCAACAGCAAGTGTGCCAGTACCGGGAGTTGCTTGCAGACCATCAGCAGTGGCGAAGACCTTGCCCTCTTGAACCACAGAGCCTACGGAGTAGCCAGCAGACGTGGCGTTCTCAGTAGAAACAACGAAACCTTCGATGACTTCGCCAGCAGCAGTCAAGTCGTAGCGGGATTCGCCCACGAGTTTGACAATCTTGCCAACGTCCACATCGGACATGCGCTGTGCCAGCGAGGTGCCTGCACCCAGACGGGCAACAGTCACTCTTGCGATTGGCGCAACAGGGGTAATGTAATGAGCTTGTGCCATGTTGGAAACTCCTTATCTGGCTTTGGTGGATAACAACGCTGCGGCGAATAGCGGATTCACCTGAGCTTTAGTCTCAGGTTCGTCCACTTGGGTGGTGGCAGCAACACTACCCACCTTAAACTTGGCTTTGAACAACTCAGACAGGCGTGTATGTTCAGACAGCACTTCGGCTGGAGACATAGCAGCCACAGCTTCGGACTTCACACCAAAATGCAGGCCCATAGTCTTGACAGACGCACGGGCGATTTCAGTAAAGGCCGACGCCTGGGCCGTCATGGCATCAAAATCTTTTTGCAACTGGCCTGCCTTCGCTTCAGCGGTAGCGGCAGCAGTAGTGGCTGTAGCAAGCATGCCCTGCAAGACGGTCAAAGCGTCTACGGTTGCAGCGGCAGGCGGTTCGGTAACTGTAACATCAGTGGCTGCGCTGGGTGTCGTGGTGACAGTTGCTGCTGTTGTGTCAAGCGCAGAAAGATCAACGCCAGCGGCCATTGCTGCGAGGATTTCTGGTGTCAGTGGTTTGGGCATTGGTGTTCCTTCAGAAGTTGGCTGATTATCGGCCAAACAGGCCTGAGCAGTCGAGGCTCTTGCTTGAACAACCTTAGAATTGGTCGTCATAGACGCAGAAGTTCCTCGTTGAGTCTCTGCTTTCTTGCTAGCTCCTAGCTTCATGCACTTAGCAAAGGCGTCTTCCAAGGTTCCCACCTTGTCAATAAGGCCTGCGCTCACAGCCTCTTTACCCAAGAACTCTCTACCCTGGCCAAACTTTTCATCAGCCACTTCGTAAGATACTTGGCAGTAGTCGGCCATTGCACCGATAAAAATCTTGTAGAGACCGTCAGCTTGGCGCTGGAAGTTTTCACGAGCCTTGTCTGGCAGAGGTTCATAAGGTGTGGCCAGCGCTTTTTCTGCTCCTGCCCGAATAACCGTTACTTTAACGCCCATTTCTTCAAGCATCTTGGAACGTTCCATGTGCACCATGATGATACCGATACTGCCGGTAATGGAGGTTTCAGCACAATAGACGTATGAAGCAGCCCGGCCAAGCCATGTTGCAGCACTGCCCATGACTCCACCAGCATAGGTGACTACAGGCTTAATGGCGTTGACACGGGAAATAACTTGCGACAGTTCGTGTACGCCAGCAACGGCACCACCACCAGAATCCACATTCAGCAAGATTGCCGAGACGTTAGGATTAGATACAGCAGCAGATAGTGCACAACGTAGATCATCGTAACCCACAGCCCCGTAAAAGAGACCATAGCCTGCACTGCCTGACACAAGTGAGCCCTTGATGTGGATCATGGCCACACCGTCTTGGACGTTGAGCAGTTGTTCAACCACTACGTCTTCATAGCCAGAGTCAGAGGCAAACTCAGGTTTCTCAGACGCCTTGATGGCCGCATGCAGCGACATATTGAAGCTCTGTTGGCTACCTAGCCAAAGCTGCTCGTCTTTAAATTCGGGTCGGGATGTAGGCATGTGCGTGACTCTAATGTATTTCTAGGAACAGGACTCACCCAAAATTCAAATAATCAAGATTTTGGTGCGGCTGGTGTATCTGGTGTTGTTTTCTGCTTCAAAGCACTTGTACCACTATCAGGATTAGCGTTGTTCTGGCCTGGAGTTTTAAACATAGTACCCATCAGTGGTTTATAGCCTGCTGGTGGAAGATTACCAGTCAACATAACGCTAGCTTCCTCGTCAGAGAGGAGGCCAAGGCTTAACTGTTCCAGAACCCGAGATTGCTTCATAGCCTTGTACGCTTCCAACTCAGCATCTGGGCGCAAGTCTAGTGCTGCGTACTTGAACTCTACATACACATCTTGGCCAAGCAAGCGGGTAGCAATAGTCAGCGCACGGCTGTAGGCTTCGTTCAGTTTGACACGCAGCATGTTGGCTTGCTTCAAATACAGGACGGCCTCTGTGGATGAAGTGTTACTTGTACTCCCGTGTCCAAGCACAACAGGCAAAGTCTTAGCCCCTGCTGCAAGCTTTCCATTGATGACCTTTTGAATCCGCTCGATGATCTGTGCTGGGTCTTTTCCACCGTCAATGTAGCTATAAGCTACTGCGTCGTAAGAAACAAGTGCATCTTCCGGTGCCAGACTATTGACGACACTTTCTACCTCGTCAATCAGGGCTTGTTTATAGGCAGAAAACTTAACAGCGTCTGCCAGAATATCTGGCGGCGTCATCTTCTTCACCTTCTCGCTATCGAGAATGGCATTCAATCTTGGCAGGACAGCACGCTTCAACGCTCTGCGCGTATCGTTATTGAAGTCCAAGTCCTGCATGATGGGCTGTATGGCAGCTTCAAGGTAGCTGCCTGGGTACGCCTCATTCAGGTGCTGGTCTACCGTTACGTAAACAATCGTAGGCAGGTCCAGGTCTATCTCTACACCACCGACATACTGTACCAGACGGAAGGACGAGTCTTCTTCGTACATCTTCAACGTAGCCACTGCCACTGGATTCATTGACGCAGGGACTCGTGCCTTGTCAAGGGCAACTTCAAGGCACAAAGCACCTTCGATTAGAAGTTCCAGAGACAGTTGCTCAGACAAGCTCTGCAAGCCTTGCTGCACACCCATACTTCCGTCCACATTCCCCATATAGGTCATGCGACGTAACAACTCCTGGGCTAAGCCAGTAGCCGCTGGGTTGATTTTGCCATCCATGTCACGGGCAATAGCTGTGAACTCTTCTGGAATCCCAGTCCGTAAAAGAAAACTGACAGCGCTAGACAGGTCTGGGCTAGTCTTGACTAGTTCCCGAATTACCGCCTTTGTAGAGCCAAGACTGCGGACAGAACTCAGTCGGTCCAGTGCAGACAGGCCTCTATCAATCTTTCTAATGGCTGCTGTACTGGGTACAGCCGATGTCCTATACCCAGGGACCGTCTGCACACCCTTGGGCGCTTTTGGGATGGGCATTGGAGGCAGCATAGCTGACTCAAACACGGTGTCAATTCGGGATAAGAAGCTCATTTGGGTCCTTGCAGATTGGCTCCGATTCTAGCAGAGCTTGACTTTGCAGCAAGTATTTATCCTTTGGTGGCAGCTAGTAGCCAAAGCTGGTCTAAGGCTTCTGGTGTGACGCCTAGGCCAGCAGCCATCGCCTGTACCATTTCATTGGACTTAAGGAAGTTGGAGCTGTCTTGCCACCAAATCTGCACTTTGGCCTCTGAAGCGGCTACAGCCTTTTCTACGGCATCACGTAGTCCAAGTTCTTCGAGAGCCAGTCTGAGTTGTTTTCTGCTAACTCCGACTTCAGGTGCTAGAGGTGTCTCGCCTAGAAAACCTCTGACAGGTGTGTTGGCAATATTTATATTACCTGCGAATGCCTCGTCTATGGCTGCATAGGCTTCGTCTGACGGAGCCTTAACAAGTGCAAATACCGGCCCACCCGGCTCCTGTGCACCGATGAAGGAAACTAAGTAGCCTTCATTTACTACTGCTCGGTCTTCCTGCATAGATGTAATGCCAGCTTTGTTGTACAGCACGCTGAGTGTGAGTGTGTCAACTGCTGCAACGGTAACAGGTGTACGTGTCATTTGGAGTCCTTGGTTATCGTGTAAGAGACTGCTTGGTAGCGGCTGAGAGGTTTGTATTGAAGATTCGCAGGCGGCGGAGGTGCATGGAGGATGCAGCATTCCCATTGGCGTCATTGCCGATCTTCAACACGTTGGGGTTGGCAGAAAACGCAGATGGTGTGATTGCGGTTTCAGCGCCACCATTCAACACAGCCCCGGCGCTCGATGGTGAGAAGCCAATCAACGACTTGAAGATAGTTCCAGACGCAATGTTTCCAGGTGACCCACTGTTGACATTGAACAATCCAGACAGCGTATTGGAGGCAGAGCCTTTGTACAGTTCGACTCGGTTGCTTGCCCCATTCTCAAGCGCAAACAAGGACATGCCGCCACTCGCAGGCCCAAACACCAGATCCCCCTCAAACACAATCGTCCCCTGCTTGCTGGCCTGTGGGTAGTAGGTTTGGGCGACGGGGCCTGGGTTGAGTTTTGCGCCCCAAAGGTACGCTCCGCTTGTTCCGTCACCTGACCATGCAGTCAGTGGGTCACGCTGAGCAGCGTTAGGCCCAAGCCATACGTCTGCACCGTTAACCGCTGCTGGTATCCCAATCTCAATAAAGTAACCCCCAGCGGGGCCAGTGTTCAGTGTAGATACCGCAGTCAAAACGGTAGCTCCGTAATTCACAATAGCCCCAGATGTGACATCGACTGTTGCCCGTGCAATGCTGCTAGTCACTATGATGGAAAGAAAGTTATACCCGGATGGTTTGATCCACACCGACATCTTTGCCGTTGTCGCCGTTGTCGAAATGCTGTTTGATTGACGTCCTTTTATGCCGCTTACTGCCGAAGGGACAAGAAGATCAGCGGTTTGCGTACCGTCTGGAGCCAGCACCGCGTTTGCCGTGACTGCACATGTGCCAGAAGGCATTGTCCAATTCACGAAATCCTCGGGGAATGTCAGCAAATTCGTATCCATCAACCAAGGCAAAGCCTTAGCCAGATCGTCATAGCCCACACTAGAGGTATCAGCCACACGAACCACGGTGCCACTTGTGGCGGGGTTGGGGATGAAGGACGTGGGGCTTGCGCCTGCTTCTAGGTTGTCTACTTGAATGTAGATAGCCCTGCCAGATGTCGTGCTGTTGTAGGTGTCAGGGAAGATATTTAACTGCGCAGTTTCGCTGGATGTGAAGTTGCGAGTAAATGCTACAACCAAGGGCACGTTTGTAGAAAGACCTGTGATGCGCCACAGCGACCCGCCCATATTCGACACAGCACCTGGGCCGCTCTCAATGGTGAAGCTTGTATTGCCAGTAACGCCCCAGTTTGACGTTCCACCCCAGACGCCAAAGTCACACTGCGATGAATTGGACGACGCAAGGAACACAACCCGCACCGTATGGTTGCCGGATATGGTGGAAGTGACGTTGCTTGCTCTGTTTTCGCTGATTGTAGCGTTCGCTTTGGCAACCTTCCAAGACACACGACCACGAAACTTTGTCCCATCATCAGTAGCCACGCAACCAGCCCAAGGTGCTGCACCGATGTTGTCAGGATTCGCAAGCAACTGCGTCACCTGAGTTGACTCGATCAGTGCACCCTTGCAAGCAAGCGTCACCGGGTCATAGTCCGTGCGTAGGCCGTAGATCGGGCCAACTGCTGGGGCAGCACCAGCGTTGTAGCTGTAAGGCCAGAGGGTGCTGCCTGGGTTTAGCTGGGCGTCGCAGATGTCGATTTGGTCGCCCTGCGTTGACATGAGGATGTCACAGTAAGCTTGCCCTGCCGTCGCTGTTCCGCCGTCATTTTGAAACTGTGCCCAATCTGATGTAAGTACCAGAGGCATCCACGCATTGTTTGCACTGTTGCGAATGCTCACGGTCCCAGTACCCAGTCTGCGCCGGATTTTCAACCCGGACGTATATACACCGGCCAGCGTGACGGTCTGGTACAGCTCTGCACTTGCTGCCCCAGCGACAAGCGTGTGTGCTGGTTGCCCCGTTGGGCCAGTGCAAGTGTTGTCATAAACCTGCATCGAATACAGCTTCGCCCAGAAAGCATTATTGAAGCTGTTTGGATAAGACAGGCGATTCTTAACCGTGCTGTCCACATAGTCACTTGGTGTGGTGCGGTTGGTGCCTGTAACATCCTCCAGCATCCCCTTGTTGGTGTAGACGGTTAGATTGGATGAGAGTGCGCCATTCAGGTAGATAACCGGGTAGTTTTGTCCAGTTGAAACCATCGCAGCAGGGGGTGTCGCAATTCTTGCTAGAACACCTACATACTGCGCGGAATTTGCGGAAGTAATGTCAACACTGGCAACGCCGCTTGCGCCCGTCCATAGAACCGTGATTTTTTCTGCGCCAGTAAGCGACCTGCTCAAGCCAATGAAGTTTGTTTGAATGTAATAGCGACCACTGACGATAGACGCCTTATAAGTCCCTGCGCCGTTTCCACGGTCAATGCGTGCCCCGGCGTAGGTAGCAGTCATCGCTGAGGTAAAAACAGCACTGGTGCAAGACTCGCCCGCAAACTGTTGAAAACTTGTTACGGTTGGTGGGGTTGTTCCCAGCGCAACAAAGCCATCATCGCAAAGAGACTCTACTAGCAGGTTATGCGGCCCCCACTGCAAGGTTCCATCTGGCCCAATGCAGGTGGCCAGCCCCGCTCTCGTAGTCCTTACAAGTTTTTGGGGCAGACCGGTAAGAAAGTTAGCCACAGCCTTAGCAACACGAGTTCTCGCGTTGATAGAGGACAGCTTAGAGCCGAGAGCAAGACTGGTCATTCTTAAGCCTTATAAGCGCGGACCTTGCCCGAAGATAGTGTGTAAGATGTGATAGACCCGAAGATTGTCATGCCAGCAGGCACAGCAAGTCCAGTCATGGCACCGGTAAAGCCCACCTCGGTGAACTCAGAAAAGACACAATCTTCAAGAACCTGGACAGCCCGGAAAGGACCCACAGCTTGTACCGTGCCAACACTTACAGTGCCGCCAGAGCCACCACTATTGTCAGCAACCAGCATTTCGCCAGTGGACTTTCCTCTAACGGGGACTACATCCCCTGTTGACGACATAACTGTAGATGGTCCGCTCATAAGAAACTCCAATTTGGGACCCGAGCATAACCTAATCTAGCCGTCTAAGTCTAGCCCAACTTACTTCATTTTCAAGGTGAATTTCTTGACCAAGCTTGAGCCACCCCAGTCGTTCCCTGTGGCTGTCCCTTGTAACTTACACGCTAAGTAGAGGTAAAGCATAGAAAACATCATGTGATCGTTCCCGTCGGACTTCTGCCAGATGAATTGTAACTCGTCTCCTTGGAACACCTGAGTCCGCTTAAGGCTCAACATATGCTCCATCAATCTAGAGTCTTCCACATCGTTCTGCTTTGTGACAAAGACCTTCCCCGCCTTAATCAAGTCCCGCAAGCTGTCTAAGCTTGCCGTCCTATTCGACTTGACCAAGTTTAGGTTCAGCTTTCCCTCCTCTGCGTTCTCCACCTTCCGCTGCAAGGTGTACATCTCTGGAGTCTTCGCCGTCGAGAAGATGCAACCCCAAGCGTTAGGGTCCCAGTCACAGATACTCATAATCATGCTTGTGTATGGGTACACGTCATGGACAGAGATAATGACACGATACTGCATTATCAACTCTCGTCTTCTCTCCTCAAACTTCCCAAGTGGCACCATCTCTCTATGCACAACAAGCAACTCACCCGTAGCAGTCATTCTGCCTACAGTCACAGCACAAAGCAAACCCATGTCCGCGCCTAAGAAATGCACCTCGCTACTGGACAAATCCGCCTGAACCATGCACCGCTCTATGTCCACCTTGGTAAGCTGCTCGTTCGTATCCTCTGCCGTCTCGCCTAGAACCTGATTCTGCCACTCAGCCCTCGTATTGAATTCTGTACTAGTCCGAACCAAGTAAGCAGGCAAAAGCAACTGACAAGCAGTAATCGGTGAGACGTAGTATGTGTGTGCTTCATAGTTGTCCTGTAAGTTTTCTAATACCCACTGCAAATTCTTAGGATCAAACCTGGGGTCTCTGCCACACGATGGGCACTTCCAGTAAGCGTCCTGCCACTGTACATCTTTAATGTTGTACTTTGTCAACTCACTCAAGTCTCTGTCGTATCCTGGGATTACCATATCGCTATGGTAACTAGGCAACCATGTATGGCTACAGCAGTCACACTTTGCCATGTGTCTGTAACGCTTACTCGTCTCAGCTTCCTTGCTAATCCCCACCCCCTCTATGGTAGGTGTACTGAACTGGCGCACGATACCAAGTTTTGACGCCTGGAGACGCGACCTGAACTGCTTCAAAGTATCTGGATCGCAGCGATCAATCTCGTCTGCAACCAAGCAGTCCGCACTAACTGATAACGCTGCCGTTTCCGACTTGGAGCCGCGAATAAATAGAAAGTTATTGCCAATCTGCTTCAACTCGTTAGAGTTAACATCCCCGTTCAGCAAGTTTCTTACAACTGGGCTGTTGGAAATCATCGGATTGACCTTGGTAGTGGTCAATTTAGCCGCATCACCCGCCGTAGGCAAGCAGTAAATCACGTTAAACGTGGTCTGCGTGGCCATTCCAGCTAAGTAATAGGCGATTGTGGTCAGTGTAAGGCCAATCTGAGCGGGCTTTACTGTGTTGTTTACACGACTTGTGTCGTTAACTATGTCCGCCTGGAAGCTATATTTCCCATGCATAGACATCAATTCGCCGTCAACATACAGGCTCTTTTCGATCCACGGAGCCAAGTTGTGTAGGTGATAGACATCATTTGCGCCCTCTAAAACCCTCTGAAAGTGCGCTAATTTAGACATTTAGGGCCTTTTTGTACTCTTTTAGGAACGAATCCTTAAGGTCTGGGAACTTTTTGAGGACTGAAATGAGAATGTTCTCAAGTTCCGCTGCTGACTTGGCGTTATATACGTCCGCTTGCAGCTTAACGATCTGTGCCAGAATTCCTACAATGCTGTTCATTGCTTGAACCTTCTGGTTCAAGGCAATTTCGTCGTCTGTTTCTGCAAGTGCAAGGAGGTTCTTAGCTCTCGCGTACTGTGTAAACAACTCGCTGTCTAAGTCGATGTCCTTTAGTGACCCGTTCAAGTCTGTAAGGACTACCGGCTTTTCTGGCGGCTTGTCTGCTGGTCTTTCGTCAAATGGGTCAAACAAGGGGCTGCTCATTTTCTGTATCCTTCAGCATCAGTAGGGTACAGGACCTTGGCTTTGGCAAGGAAACGCTGCATGGTGTTGTAACTGACGTTGGCTATCTTTGCGCCGTGGACTATGTTGTACTTGTTCTGGAGAATCTCCCTAGCAATCGCAAGCTTGAAGTCTCTACGAGCTTGAATGAGCGGCGTCTTGTCTACGATAGGTTCTTTGCCGGGGAACATGAAGCTTAGGTATCTTGCATGGACACCGAGCAGGGCTGAAAGGTCCTTGGTGGTGATCCTGCGGTGATACAGATCGTGCTTTTGCTGCTCCGTGATCCTTGTCTGGAGGGACAAGGGTTTGTGGACATTGGGGCGAGGCCAGTCTGTAGGGTACGTCATGGTCGTGGATGGTATCAGAAATCCTGATTTTGGGGTCCCAGAAGGGCAAATGTGTAAGGTGAAAGTTGGAAAAATTTTTGCTATTTTTGAGAAAACGGTCCGTGGTGTCCCCATTTTTGGAAAGTGTAAGGTCAATTTTTGAAAAAATTTTGCTATTTTTTATAAAACGGTTGGTTTCTGTGTTTTTAGCGCTGTGTTTTGAGTTGTGGTTGGTGTCTAGGACTTAATTCTATATAGCAAAAGTTTTGGTATCGTGGGCATATAGCAAAAGTTTTGAAAAATTTTTCATATGGGAAAGTGCTCTGAGGCGCGGCCAAACGCGAATGCTTCTCAATTCCGTATACGTCAAGTTAGTAGTCACTAACCACAATATTGGCACGATTATTGCCCATAGCATAAATCATGCCATGCAATATAGTGCCTGTCTC